GGCTAAAGCGTGTTGCTGGCTCCGTTTTGAATATGAAGACAGCTATTGTCGGCGCTATTGGAGCGGGTGGTTTTGGTGCTCTCATCAAGTCATCAATTAACGCTGGTGATGAGTTAGCAAAGACCGCTGACAAGTTAGGCGTTACAACCCAAGCCCTCGCGGGACTACGCCACGCCGCAGAGCTAACCGGCGTGTCTACTGGCACAATGGACATGGCAATGCAGCGGTTTACCCGCAGGGCCGCAGAAGCTGCAAAAGGCACCGGTGAAGCCAAGGGTGCGCTGCAAGAGTTAGGTTTAGACGCTGAATCATTGGTACGCCTCCCCCTCGATGAACAAATGAGCCTAGTTGCTGATGCAATGGCTGGAGTGGACAGTCAGGCTGATAAGGTCAGGCTATCCATGAAGCTGTTTGACAGTGAGGGTGTGGCATTAGTTAACACTTTAGGTGGTGGTGCCGCAGCGTTAGAGAAGATGACGCAAGAAGCAGAGCATCTTGGCCTTACGTTAAGCCGCACAGATACCGCGCAGATGGAAGCTGCCAATGACGCAATCACAAGAATGCAGGCAGTATTTACCGGCCTAACTAATCAGTTGTCAGTGGCTTTCGCTCCAATAATTACTTTCGTAGCAGATGCTTTTAGGCAGGCTGCGTTAGACAGTGCTGACTTTGGCAATATAGGCCAGAAAGTTGCTGGCGCTTTGATCAAGGCTTTTGGGGCATTAAGGCAGTATTGGCATGGCTTAGAGATTGTTCTCAAGACGCTAAAGTTGGGGGTTCTTGAGTTCGCTAACATGATTGGCGATAAGCTAACTCCCGTTTTGCAAGGCTTCATTGATTCATACAATGCCATAGCTAGATTTTTGGGGTTAGATACTTTTGATATATCTGCTGAAAAAGTCATGGGTGACTTGCCTCAAGGTATAGCTGAACTGCGACAAGAGCTGGCTATTCTGAAGACGCAAACCCCCGGACTTGATTTAGCCGCAGACATGACAAACTTCATAGTCGCAAACAGACAAGCCGCTGAGGCTATCGCTGAAGTCAAGGATGCTATTGCCAGCGGAGTTGGCGGTGATGATGGCAAGCCTACGTTCTTCGACCGACTCAATAAAAGTTTCACTGACCTAGAAAACAAACTGCCTAGCGTTCAAGAAAAGATGGACGATATGGCTAAGACAACCATGAAGAATATGTCTGATGGTTTAATGGGTGTAGTGAAAGGCACAGTTAAGCTGAAAGATGCGTTTAAGCAGATGGCGGCATCATTGATAATGCAAGCCATACAGTTGTTTGTGATTGACAAAATAACTGGCGGGTTTTTGTCTTTCGCCAAATCGTTAACCGGCAAAGCCATCGGCGGCTCAGTTCAATCTGGTCAGCCGTATATGGTAGGTGAGCGTGGGCCTGAGATGTTCGTGCCTAATCAGGGCGGCTCAATTGTCCCTAATAATAAAATGGGCGGGGGCGGTATAACTGTCGTTAATAACGTAGATGCCAGAGGCAGCGGCGCTGATGTTGACCAGAAAATCAAATCAGCAATGACGCAAACTTCACAGCAGACTATAATGACTATTCAAGACCTGATGCGTCGAAGAAGGTTCGCTTAATGGCTACATTCTCATTTCCTAACATTACACCAGCAACTAATACTTTTGAGTTGGTTAGTAACACTCGCACCTATCAGTCACCTTTGACTAACGCGGTTCAGACAGCCTCGCGCAAGGGTTCGCTGTGGAAAGCGTCAATGCAGTTTAATAACCTATCTGGCGATGACCGAAAGGTAATGCAAGCGTTTCTGGTTAAGCTAAACGGGCAGCAGCACAGGTTTACCCTGCAAGACCACTCTCACACGCCTAGAGGAGCCGGTGGCGGCACTTTAAGAGTTAACGGGGCTAGTCAGTCAGGCACAACTTTAGTCTGTGATGGGGCCACTGCAAGCGTCACAAACTACCTTCGCGCAGGCGATTACATTTCCTTTAACAATGAATTGCACATGGTTGTGGCAGACGCTAATTCTGATGCCTCCACAAACGTGACGTTATCTATTGCACCGCCTATTAGAAAGACACCGGCAGATGACACAATTGTTGATTACACGATTCCGGTTCTTGGTGTATTCATGCTTGCTGGCCCAGCCTCTTGGAATACCACAATAGACATTCATTCTAGCTTTAACATTGAAGCCGTTGAGGACGTTCTAGCGTGAGCCGTGGTTTTCCTACAGCGGTTGCAGACGCGTTAAGTGCCGGTCACGTTGTTCTAGTTACTTTTGCAAAGCTAGAATTCCCAAGCGGCACAATCTACGTCCACAACTCCATTGGTACATATACATGGGGTGGGCAGGACTGGTTAGGTACTGGTGACTTTGGCGAGATCAGCCAGATAGAAGAAGGCGCAGACGTAAGCCCTTACAAGATCACCCTCACCCTCTCAGGTTTAGACGCAACCATCTCAGGCGCTGCGCTGAATGAAGACTATTACATGCACCCCGTTTCGGTATATTTGGGTGCGCTAGACGCTGACGATGCATTGATTGCAGACCCTACCGTTGTTTGGGAAGGGGCAATGGACCAGATGAACATTACCGTGGGCGCTGATGGCGGTGATGCTATTCAGTTAACCGCTGAATCTGAGCTGGCAAGGTTTGATAAATCTAGCATGAAGAAATACACCCACTCTCAGCAACAAAACGACCATTCTGGTGACTTATTCTTTGAGTTCATGGCGGATATTGAAGACGTGAAAATCCGCTGGGGTTCTGCTGACTCTAGCAGCGTTGCAGGTGGTGGTGGATCTTCTAGCCCAGAACGTCATCAACCGACTTATGAGCGGTGAACGTACAGACCGCGCTCAATAGTTGGAATCGTCGCCAGTTTGAATACGGTGATGCTGACTGCTGCCAGTTCGCAGCGTTCATAGTTAAAGAAATGACCGGCAAAGACTATATCTCGCAGTTCACTTATGACTCAGAAGAAAAAGCAAATGAGTTAATAAATAGTGAGGGTGCACTGGTTAATCTGGTCGGTACTGTTTTAGGTGAGCCGTCTGATGATTTAAAAGACGGCGACCCATGCGTTGTTGACCTTCCGGTTATAGGGCAGGTCTGCGGTGTAAAATATCAAAAGTCAGTTGTCTGTCTAACCGCGAGAGGGATGAAGCAGATCCCTGACCGCTACTTAATTTCAGGGTGGAGTGTTTAGATGGCACAGGTAGTTGTAGCTGCTTTAGTAAAGATAGGCACGGCAATAGTTGCGACTGTTGGTGCTGCTGGAGTCTATAGCACCGCCACTTTAGCTTTCATTGGAGCGGCCACTATTGCAGTCGGCGTTGCATCATTAAGAATGCTGACCCCAGACTTGCGAATGCCTCAATCTGATAATGACCAAAGCAGGCAATCTACAGTTAGGGGAACCATAGAGCCGCAGAAGATAGTCTACGGTGAAGCATTGGTGTCTGGACCCATATTCTTTGTAGGCACTGCCAATACTGACAATAAAGACCTATATCACGGAATTGCCTTAACAGGTCATGAGTGCGAGGCAATCACTGATATATATCTCGACAATGAGATAATCACAAATGCTCAAATAACAAACAACTTAGTAACTGGCGGCACGTTTGGCCCAGTTGATAGCGAAACAATCTGTCAGGTGGAGAAAAAGCTAGGCACAGCCACACAAGCCTCTAGTTCGCTTTTAACTACAGGATTTACTGAATGGACTAGCGCACACCAAGGCAAAAGCCTGAGTTACATTGTGACCAAGTTCACCCTTACGGATGGCTCACAAGAGTTATGGGACAGACTCACACCCACTAATATAAAAGCCTTAGTGAAGGGCAAGAATGACATCTATGACCCTCGGCTAGATGTTGCTGCTGGTAACGCCGCAGGTGACAACCCCGCAAGCGCAACTTATCAAGCGTGGAGTGATAACCCCGCTCTTTGCGTTGCCAACTTCTTAATGGATACGGAATTCGGTTTAGGTGTACCGGCAAGCAAGATAGACTGGGCTGACGTTGTAACTTCCGCAGACGCTTGTGATGTTTCAGTTGTAGTACCAAATTCAGGCACTCAAAAGCGATTTACGGCAAATGGCGTAATTTTCGCAACCGATAGCTACAGGGCAAGCCTAGACAAGCTGCTTTCCTCAATGAATGGCAGCATTTTCTACAGCAATGGCAGCTATAGAATTAAGGCGGGGGTTTACGAAGCTCCAGCACTGACTCTTGATGCTGATGATCTAGCTGGCGCTATTACTGTGAAAACTTCAGTAGAAAGGGGTGAGCGGTTTAACACCATCAGGCCGATTATTGTTGACCCAGCGCAAAATCACAAATCAACAGAAGCCCCGCAGGTACAGTTAACCTCAGCGGTCAGCCGTGACAATGGCGAAGTGATCACAAAAGACATTCAACTGCCGTTCACCAATACAAGCTTTATGGCTCAAAGGTTGTCGCACAAGCAAATTCAGCTATCTGACCAACAAAAGGTAATCTCGTTCCCTGCTAATCTTTCTGCATTGAATGTGGATATTGGCGATAGGGTAAGCGTTACAATTGACGAGCTTAACTACAGCGCCAAAGTGTTTAGATGCTTAGGCTGGTCTTTTGCTGATAGTGCTGATGGAGCCGTTAACCTCACCCTTTTAGAAGATGATGCGGGTAGCTACGCAGACCCCACTGCCGGTGAATACTCAACGGTCACAGCGGATGGAACAATAACGCCCGGATTCCGTGGTGTACCAGATCCACAGAACCTAAGCGCAACTGCCGGCTTAAAGAACATTGAGTTGAACTGGACGAACCCAGTAAATACCAGCAAATTCAAAGAGATAGTGATCTACGCATCGCCTGATTCTGCGTGGACAAATGCAGTAGAGATAGGGCGCACGCTAGGCACTCAGTTCTTCCATGATGCGTCAAACGGTGCTGACCCTATAGCAGTAGGTAATGAAAGATACTACTGGATCAGGGCTGTTGCATACGGCACTGGTAGCGGATCGTTTGTTGAAAGCGACAGAAACCCAGATAATGACGTTTCAACCATCTCTGCAACCGTAGGCCCGAACAACCCTGATTACTCAGACATTGTAGACAATACCCCTGCACAGGCTGCGCCTACCGCTCTCACGCTTACCGAAACAACTGCCCTTGGTAATGACGGCTCAGTACTACCGGCAGTATTAGTCAGATGGACGGCACCTAACCCCAATACCTACGTTTCTTTCTATGAGTTAGAGTGGAAGCGAACGTCAGTTGGCGAGATAGATTTAGGTGACGTTGCAGACGGTTACACGTCAACAATTGATTATGGTTCCGTTGCTGACGCTACAACCATCGAGTTAAATTATGGCGGCGTAAATGAGGCCGTTGTCGGCGGTGACACTGTTTACAGCAACATTGCGGTTTATGGGACAAACACAACTATTGCTGGTCTAGTCGAACTGCAAGAGTACACATTTAGAGTGAGGGCGGTGACGCTGACTGGCAAAACGTCAGGCACGATCACCAATACTTTAGTCTTGCAGGGTGATAACACCCCTCCGGGCATTCCGGGCGCAGTGACTGCAACAGGCGGCATTCAGCAAATCACATTGAACTGGGAAAACCCCAGTGACTCTGATTTTGCTTTTGTCGAGATATTCGAGAGCACAACCAATAACCTGAACTCTGCCTCTTTGATTATTCAGACCCCATCTGATAACCACACGATTGCTGGTTTAGCTAATAACGTCACTAGATACTATTGGCTCAGGACTGCTGACAGGTCTGGCAACTTTTCTGGATTTACCGCCTCATTTAACGCGACTACAGTTAAGGTTGTACCAGATGACTTGGCACAATCTGTTCTCGACTTGTTTGCAGAGGGTGATGCTTTCGGTATTGAGCCTGTCAGTACGCTCTCAGGCGTTACAGGCGACCATGTAGGCCAGATCAAGTACCTAACCACCACCTCAGAACTTTATGTTTGGAACGGCACAGCGTGGACTACAGACCTATTCACAGCGTCATCTGTCGATCCAGGATCTATAACTGCGGCATCATTTGCCACTGGTGTTGAGCCTATATCTTCAGTTTCTAGCTTGCCCTCTCCCACAGGTTATACTGGGCCTAAAACTGTGTTTCTGACCT